ATTCTTCACGATCTTACCCATAGGCGTTTCAGTCATGATCTTCGCTTTACCACGGACGTTATTACCATCCTGATGAAGCTCTTTGATCATATGAGAAACACGCTCAAGATTAATAGTAGGACCCTGTGGATGACCAAGCTCTCCGTATGCGCGATTCTGTTCGACATATTCTTTATTATATCTTTTCACCTCTTTCATCAGAGTTTCCATTGGGTACATACGACCATTGCGGTTTTTAATGTTGCCCTGCATGAAAACACCCTCGATGAAATAGTTCTTACCACCATCTTCTTTGGCTTCGGTTATGAACTCCACATCAGATTCTAGCATTTCCGTTATAAGTTTCATTTACTTATACTCCTCCGTTGGCAATGCCAGTCCCTTTGACATCAGAGTGGCCACCGCTAATAGTATCAGTTGGCTTCTTAGTAATTATTAGTCTATGACCCTTAACCCCAGGGAGGTGGATTGTTGCTTGACTTACAGGTCCTGTGGTGCCGTATCGACCACCGCCCGTAGCAGCGTTTTGCGTATTAGCTATTGTGAGAGTACGATCAGTCGTACCATTATTTACAACTAGAACTGCGGTCGCCCCGAAAACAGCATGGGCTGATGCTAGAGATACTGAATTAGTTATAGGTCTTACTTTCATCTTAATCTCCTATGCTGCAATCTTCGCAAATTTAACCATATTGTCGAAGGACTTTTTATCTTTCACAGCTTCGGTTTCCATCTTCTTTCGATTTCCTGGGTTGAGTTTTTTCATCGCACTGTTAAGCATCTTTGCAGTTGCTTCATCAACCTTAACCGTTTTGCCATCTTTTAGTTTTAGCATTCCCTTCTTAAACGCCTCATCGATATACTCAACTTCCTCTGAAACTTTAGAGGATCCCTGCATTACGGGAGACTTTTCTCCAGCGGAATTACCAGCGCCCTTATAAGAATCTGCGCCGAAGCCACCCAGTTTCATAAATTTAGCATAGGTCATAGGAAGCTCGTCGCCCTTCTCAGACGGACCCTTAGCATCCATACCAGCTTTACCTTTTTTCCCCTTAGGACGTTCACCGTCATGTTGCTCATCAGGAGCTGTTGGATGTTTCTTTTTATCGACTGTATGGAGATTAGCGAAATCCTGCTCGCCTTTAGACCGGAGCTTATACCCTAATACTTCCTTCTCGTCATCATCCTTTTGTACATAATCTTTGGCATCTGCCTCGAACAAATTTTTAAACTTCTTCATCGGATACTTCCTCTTGATCTGGGTCAGTATCATCAACCTCAACTTCTGGCTCGTCGAAAAAAGATTGCCCTGCAGTCATCTTTTGTAACTGTATAGAATCCATTGCGCGAGCCATTAGATTAGCCTGAATAGCATCTTTAAACTGATTTGAATTGCCAGCCTGTAGAGCTACTATAGCATCTCTTATATCATCAGACATTTTGACCTCCAATTGATTTCATATTATTTATAAAAACATTATCCTAAAGCGATAGCAAAAGCTAACGCCTCGTCCGTTGTAGCCTTTGCTGCTATAGCTGTATTTGTATTAGCGAGAGCCGCACGCTCAACCGCCTTGGTTTGAAAAGTTGTAGTAGCATTCGCTACCTGTAACCTATCGTTTACAAGTAAAGTAGTATTGGCAACCTGCATACGATCACTTACTAATGATCTAATTGCTGTATTAGTTGCCGTTAAATTAGTATTTACATTAACGATTCTCGAGTTTGTATTAGCAAGAGCTGCACGTTCAACTGCTTTAGTCTGGAAAGTTGTAGTAGCATTCGCTACCTGTAATCTATCATTTATAAGTAAAGTAGCGTTTGCTACCTGTATCCTATCATTTACAAGGATAGTGGTATTAGCAACCTGCATGCGGTCATTTATTAATGCTCGAGCTGCAGTATTCGATATAAATGTGGCATCTGGGTTAGAGTTAACTGTTATGAAAGTTGAATTGCCCGACGCGGTTACGGTAGATCCGACAAAGTTAAGGGTCGTAATATTCGTTCCTACATTACTACCTTCTTCCTTGACCGTTAGACCGCCCCCAGCATCAGCACCAACAAATTTATTTGATGAAGAATCATATTTAAGGAACTTACCGTTTACTTTAGCGGTCGATCTATCAACATCATCTAGAAATTCTAATCTAACTTCGCCACCGCCTGATGATCCACCAACGCCTGTAGTGGCTAATCGAGTTACCTGTTGGCGTATCTGATCACGGAAAGTCTCATAATTATCTTCTATAGATTTACGTATAGATTCCGTATCAACTTCTATGCCATCTCTACCGGGAGTTCCTTGAGGTCCAATAGGTCCTTGCGCGCCAGGATCGCCTTTATCGCCTTTATCGCCTTTCGGTCCCTGTAACCCCTGCGGACCGATCGGTCCTGGTTCGCCCTGTTCTCCAATTAAACCTTGTTCGCCCTGAGGTCCGACGGGTCCTAGGAATCCTCGTTCCCCTTGATCTCCTTTCTCACCAACTTCACCCCTATCTCCTTTGGCACCTATCGCGCCTACTGGACCCTGTTCTCCAATAACGCCCTGTTCACCTTGTGGACCAATATCTCCCTGTTCACCTTTCTCCCCAGGAACACCCTGACCGCCACGTGGTCCTACTACCTTACCAACCTTGAATACCTCTCCGTCCTCACGAATAAGTTGGAGCGTATCCTCCTCTATAATTGCTTTTTCGAAGGTATATCCTCTATCGCCTTTTTCTCCTACAGGTCCGCGAGCTTCAACTACCACCTTACGGTCTGGTCCGGATTCGCCTTTTTCTCCTTTAGGACCAGCAGGACCAGCCGGACCAGGAATGGCTTCAGGTATAACTATTTTTTCTTGGATTTCTTCTACGAGTTTGGCAATTTTTTTGTCAGCATACTTAATAGACGCTGCTAAAATTTTTGCTTCATTTAGCCCGTTTGACATGGTCTAATCCTCAGTCAGCGCATCATCAAGAACTTGCGTCATTTTTTCTACGAGCTGTTTTTCCTCTTCTGACATTTCTTCAGGTGGTTCAAAATCTTCAATCGGCTCTTCTTCTACGACAGGAATTACTGATTCAAACTCATCCTCCGTATCGCCACCTTCGCCTTCCTCTTGCTTAATCTCATCATCAGTTTGTTTTATTTCTTCCTCAGTCATACGTAATACATTTTTACGAATCCATCCTGATGAGAAATATTTACCAACATAGGAATCTATATCGCCCAACAATCGTAGTCTCTCGGTTAAGATCTCAGTTTCTTTGAGTTCGCTGAAATGATTGTCTTCAACAAAATTATAATATATGTGCTGCTTCATATCCTGCCACTCTTTACGAGTTGTGACTCCCATTAGGGCAAGATGTATTTCTAACAGATCATTAAACAGGGCAGTAAAACGATTACGTAGTCTCTGGATGAATTTATTGAATTTCAATTCATCTCGCGTTATTTCAGATGCACGTCCAAGATTAAACTGGTTTTCTGCTTCCATCCTAGAAGTCGGCACGTTTAAGGACTTGTAAAGTTTACGACGGAAATAATCAACATCATCCATCTCGCCGAGGTTTTGACCACCAGGAAGGGTGGTTATCTCCGTTCCTCGACCACCTTCTCTACGTGGTAACCAAAAATCTTCAAGCATTGTCATAAATTTACGGTCGTCTCGAACCTCTCCAGTCTGAGCATCATATGTAAGTTTATTTTTATGTTTAACCATCATATCGCGCAGATACTGTTCAGCTTTCATTTTAGGTAAGTTACCAACATCGATATAGAAGATCCTGCGCTCGGGCGCTCGCGCGAGACGATAAATGACAACGGCATCTTCTAGCATGCGAAGTTGATTTAAAGGTTTAATCGCTTTGTGGAGATGTGAGTATATTAAGCTATTACGATTATCGAGTATGCCGGAATGGCAATAACTGATAGAATCTTTTGCTATCTTCACGCCCTGCGCCTGATTCTTTACGGTGATACCAGACGCATTGTATAGATAATACTCATTCATACCCTTGTAGATTGTAGCACCGCTACGTTTATCTTTTTCTTTGATAGGCTCTTTTATTTTACGAATCTTACGAGGATCGATATAACGTAAGTCTTTAATACCAGCTCGTGGATTCTTCTCGTCAATTACGATGTGATGATAGAGCCGACCATCTATATACCACTTACGAAACAGATCGTATGCGTTATTTTGAAAGTCTAACATTTTTAAGACGTCGTTGAATGCCTCACGAATCTTTTTCTTTATGGATTCGTTATAGTCAATCTCGTCAAGAACTATCGTTACTGGTCCTTCTTGATCATCTACTATTATCGCTTCGTTTACGATATCTTGAATAGCAGAGTCACATTCAGGTTGAATCGACATCTCTCGGTATTTTGTTACAAGGTCGCCCTCGTTTTTAGCCTTTCCCTCTAGATCAACATAAGTTCCGTAAGCACCTCCTGGTGCTATTTCAATCGATCCATCTTCTTGCGCGGGAGAAACTATAGATGGCAGAGTTTCCTGTTCTGCCTCTGTCTTTTTTCTAGCTATTGTAAATCCAAAGAGTTCAGCCATTATATCATTATCCTAAGAATCTTGAATTATTTCTATTATTTATAATGATTGAAAGACACAAAAAAAGGGAGCCGAAGCTCCCTTTTAATATAATACGGTAAATATTAGTTGATTAAACCACCGAATGACGTAGCAACATCAACCGTGAAGTAATCATAACTCCAAGTCACCGCGTATTCCTCGAGCGCATCGGTCGTATCCCATGAAAGTTCGATAGCAGCGATAGATGTTGGGAACATCCCAACGAACTTATACTCTCGTAAGACATTACCCTGTTTGCCGAAGTGAATCACAGAAGCTTGGGATTTATACGCCTCTGGGTTTGCTCCAGTAAGACGTAAGTTGCCCTGTGTACTATTAATACTCTGCACCCATTCCTCAAGACCAGCGCGAACGGCGAAGTCCTCATCATTAAGCATGGTAACAGTCCAGTCCTCATAGGTACGATTACCCGCAAACTTGATTGGACGACCGAAATAGTTTACCGTGATTGGATTTAATGTGGTAGCAGGGATCTGTGCGGCTTTACACATAAACCGCACCTTGTCATCCGCAGCACCATTAAATGGGTTAGTGATATTAACTTCAAAGAGTGAGGGGCGGGCACCCCCAAACTCCATTTGTCCCTGAAATTCTTGAACCGAAAAAGTCATTTT